ATCTCTAACGTACTGTTCCCTCTTCTCAAAGGGCCACAGTTCTATATCTATTGTGACTACGGGTGACTGTGGGTATCCCTCCTTCCTATCTACTTCCCTAGCCTGCCAGTCCCTGACTATGGCTACGATCTGTATCTTCTTAACAGGCAGACCCTTGCACCGCTCAACCAGCCAAGCGTACATATTTAACTGGCTGACCCACTCTTCCTTCTCTGCCATGACAGACCAAACGCCAGTGACCTTATAGTCAGAGACAGTAATGCCGTCCTCTTCAACCTCTTGCAGATCTATGGCACCTGAGATCTTCCAGTCATTCAGTTCTGTGTGTAGACGCTCTTCCACCACATGGTTATCACCTTTGCCATGTTCTAGGATATTGTGGACAGCTGTCCCAAAGATACTCCAGACCATCTCAGATACGTCAGACTCTAATGAGTCACGGTGCTTGGTGCGGAGTTGTACCAGTTGGGTTGGGGAGAGCAGCTCTGTAACGCTTATCTGTGAGTCCCCTCTGGTATACTGAGGACGGCGTATAACATTTACAAAAGTTTCAGGCAGATTAAACTTGTTAGTTAGTTTCATATTTCCTCCAGGAGATACAAGTGTAGTCTTAGGTATATTGGTATGTCAAGTATTATTATCTTAGGGAAGCTAACTATTGCATTATGAGTCAATATGCCAGAAGGATCGATGCAAACCAGAATGAGATAGTAGCAGCTTTAAGGGCGTGTGGTGCTACTGTACGAATCATTAGCCAGGGTGGTGGTATCCCTGATCTATTGGTTGGTTATAGGGGGAACACTATATTGATTGAGGTTAAGGACGGGGCCAAGGTGCCCAGCGCACAGAAACTAACTGAGGCAGAGCAAGAATTCTTTGATACCTGGCGGGGCGGTACAGCAGTTATTATTAATAGTGTCGATAAGGCTTTAGACCTCCTCAAGACTTTGTTATAGACTATATATATGAAGATCATATCCCCCAGCAATACACTTGCCTATGTTGGTTTAACGCATGGAGCCAAGGAGGAAATCCCGGCCAAGATTAAACAGATAGCCAGTAAGCATGGCGCTTGGTATGAAGGTGATGGGGGCGATAAGCTCCCAGGCATTGAGTATCGTGGCTCATGGGATGAGCTAGCCAGCAAAGAGGTTAAGGGATATCCCAAGGAATTCCTGTATACATTGTTCACCAATAGTAATGAGAATGACCAGAAGCATATCCTTACAAGTCCTGACAAGACTATATTTGATAGTGCCTTAGGCGCACAAGGCAAGTGGGGATATTTCAAGGGCAGGAAGTTTGACGCTAATACTTTAAAGGAATTTCTGAAGTCTGCCGGAATGCTGGAGGATAGTGGCAGGCCAGCTACAAAGCAGAATGTAGAGAAGTTTATAGATAAGGGAGAGGCTCTAATGTGGCCCAAGAACTGGGAAGAGTACCCTAACCCAGCTGGAAAGTTAGCCCAGCTAGCTAATGGCTATAGGGATAAGTGGCTTAGATCCAGAACAGATGGTGTTTACTTTGTTGGTTCTGATCACATAAAGTCTCTTGGCAAGAGTGCTGAGATTAAGATGCCAGAGGAATATTCTAAAGGAAGCTGGAAGCTGATTTAGATCATGTTATAATCTCACCTCTTCTTGGTAGAAGAGACCTGTATCACTAGAGAGCCGCGCCCTCCAGCTAACGGCTCTCTTTTTATTTCCCCATTTTCCCCAGAGCGGTATTAAACAGGATCATACCGGCATTAAGAGCGGTATCATAAACCCTATAGGTGATGGGTTTCAGGGTAAATACCGGTATGAAGAGCGGTATTAAGAGCGGTATGAGCGTGGGATTCCCAGTGTTTCCCAGATTCCCAGTGTTTCCCACTTTGGGCGCAAGACGTACCTTAACTTAACAATCCCCCATATTTAAGTTAACAGTTATATAGAAGCCATATAGATGCTGGCCTCTACCACTATAATTAGAGATAACAGTTCTGCCAGTTAGAGATAATTATGCCGGATTGAAATAGCGATTTGGGTCCGGTACTTGACATTCCAATACAGTCCAGATATTCTGCGCTTGTCAGAGTTGGCACTCTGGTTCATCACCCGATTAAACCCCAGTGAATTTAGGTGGGGCATGCGTGGTTCAGTTCCATTCTAATCGGGTGGTGTTAACTGGATTGCCCATGCCAAGGGCCATGCCCCTCCTAAGTCTTCTGGGGTTTTTCTTTGGGCGTTCTGTCCGTGCTGACCACGTTAGTTAATGGGCCTGAATGGGCTGCTGTCAAGAGTACACAGGCATAGGTACACCCCCTTTAATGCCGCGTAGCCTGTCAGAGAGGGACTACACAAAATGCAGGGTCAAGTGGTGAGACAAGCCCAGCGTTGATGAATCTCTGCCTTAGGGAATACTAGGATACCTCAGTTGGTATCTGGGTAAGTGCTAGCCCACAGCTATCACCCTTGGGGACCTATAGAATAAATTGGCAATAGATGGTATAGCAGAGAATATAAGTATTGACAGCTACCTGGAATAGGAATAAGGTATGGTTTTAAAGGAGGATATATGACTAGAAACTTTTGTGGTACTACGTTAGAAGAGGCAACAGCAACAGCGGAGAAGTACATAAAGGATTGGATGCAGCACCAGCAGGCAGTGATAGAAGGGCATTTTAAGAAGAATGATATTTACTTTGTAACAGTAAGATACACCTCACTTGACTAGGAGACACCATGCACATAGGCCTAAACACAATACGCATTGACTGCAACACGCAATCCAGAGAATCCATCAGCCCAGACGTTGTAGGCCAGTACGCTGAGGATATGCAGGGAGGTAACATCTTCCCATCAGTCATAGTCTACTATGATGGCACGTTCTACTACTTGGTAGATGGGCATCACAGATTCCACGCTGCCATGAAGATAGGCGCACCTAGTCTGGAGTGTACAGTTATTGAGGGTACGCTGCGTGAGGCTGTCCTGTTTTCAATGACGGTTAACAGTAAGCATGGCCTACCCAGAAGCAGCGCAGATAAGCGGTATTGCATTCTGCGTATGCTGGATGATATTGAATGGGGTGAATACAGCAATAACCACATAGCCAAGCTGTGCCATGTTGGTCATGTATTAGTAGGTACAATCCGAGCAGAGCTTGGGAAGATTGCCCCAGCGGTAAGAAAGCATGTTAGAGATGGGAAGGAAGTTCTGCAGAAAGTCAGGGAGAAGAAGGAAAGGATTGTTGCCCCTGCTGAGGATACAGAGACAGAGATGGAACTTCTAAGGGCTTCAGTTGTGGACCTGATGGATGATAACGCCGCCCTCAAGGATAAGATTTCTATTGGCTTGTCTGGAGAATCTGATGAAGAGAAGGCCAATTTAACAGAAAGAATGAAGAGTCTGGAGGCTGAGAATGTATTGCTCAAAGTAGAAGTTAGGGCAATTACTAAATCACGCGATGCATACCAGACAGAAAATGCTGAGCTGATGAAGCAAATTGCAAGAATGAAAAAGTCCTCCCATTGATTCTATTGGGATTTTAATACTCTCCTTGTCGATCGACAAGGAAGCAGGAGAACAGCATGGCAGAGTTAAGTTTGTATGATTACCAGAATGAGGCTATTGAGGAGCTAAGAAAGGGCTTTGCTAATGGTAAGAGGGCGCAGGTCTTAGTCTCCCCTACTGGGTCAGGCAAGACTGAAATGGCAATTGCTTTGATGGCTGCTACTGCTGCCAAGGGTAACAAGACTGCCATGCTGCTGGACCGCATAGTGTTATGTAATCAAACCAGTGCGCGGCTTGATAGATATGGATTAGATCATGGCGTATATCAGGCAGATCACTGGCGGAATAGACCTTATGAAAAGATACAGGTCTGTTCTGCTCAGACTATGGAGGCGCTGGGGGTTATGCCTGATGTGACTCTGCTGATTATTGATGAGTGCCACACAATAAGAACTAAGACTGCCGCCTACATTAAGTCCAACCTCAAGTTAAAGGTAATAGGTTTGACCGCCACGCCATTTACTAAGGGCATGGGTAAAATCTATGACAACGTGGTCAGCACTGTAACCACTAAGCAATTGGTAGCCAGAGAAGTGCTTGTCCCTCTCAGAGTATTCATAGCCAAAGAGATAGATATGGAGGGTGCTAAGAAGTCTGGGGGGGAATGGACCAACAGTGAGGCCACAGCGCGGGGCAAGAAAATCACAGGTGATGTGGTGGCTGAGTGGATAAAGGTAACTCACAAGATATTCAACAGGCCAAGGAAGACGCTGGTGTTTTGCTCCGGCACAGAGCATGGAGTGGATCTGGCGCGTAAGTTTCAAGAGCAGGGCTACAACTTTATAGCTACATCCCACAAAGATCCAGATGAGTGGCGTAAAGAAATCCTGCGGGAGTTCGCTGAACCTGACTCCAAGATACATGGCCTGATAGCAACTGACCTGTATACCAAAGGCCTAGACATTCCAGATGTAATGATAGGAGTGAGTGCCCGTCCATTTTCTAAGTCATTCAGCAGCCATGTCCAGCAGATGGGGCGCATCACTAGGGGGAATCCTGGAAGTGATAAATCTTTTTCGGTCTGGATTTGCCACTCCGGTAACTATCTCAGATTCAAGGATGACTGGGATGAGGTGTACCACAATGGCGTGGATGAGTTGGATGATGGCAAAGAGAAGACCAAGACAGAGCCTACAGAGTTTGAGAAGGAGGCAGCTAAGTGTCCCAAGTGCCATGCCCTATGGGCCAAAGGTTCTGATGCCTGTTACAACTGCGGCTTTGTTAGGGAAAAGCAGAATACAGTTTACTCAGTGAATGGCATATTAACTGAGCTACAGGCACCCGTTATTGTGAAGTGTGACTGGGATAAGCAGGAGTTCTGGTCAGCTATGGTGTGGAATATGCAGCACAAGGGTTGGAAGCAGGGCAGGGCAGCCAAGCTATTCAAAGATAGGTTTAGTGAGTATCAGGCCCCAGACTTAAAGAATATCCCTGTTAAACCTAGTGCGCGTATAGATCTGTTTGCGAAAAACAATTTAATTGCGTGGCAGATTAAGCAGAAGTATTTGCGTGAGCATGGCAGATGACCTTTGTAGACTTTTGCAGATTGCACGGCGTGATAATAAGTCACACCCCCAAGATAGGTAACTGGGCGCGGTATCCAACAGAAGACCACCCTCATAAAAGGAATGGGGCTGTGAAGTTCATGCTTACACATGGCTTTGTGCAGAACCACGCCACTGAGGATACCGTATCTGTCTGGCAACCTGATGTAGCCCCCACTATCAGGGCTGGTGATGTCATAGCCATAAAGAATGCAGGAGCTGATATAGCCAAGAAGCAGGGACAGGCGGCTATCAAGGCGGCAGTCCTTTTAAAACAGGCCAGGTTAACCACTCATCCATACTTACGCAGGAAGGGCTTTCCTGATGACGAGGGGAGCGTGATAGAGACAGATGAGGGGTTGGTATTACTTATACCAATGCGCGTCTCTGGGGCGCTTGTGGGGCTTCAGCAGGTCAGTCCTACAGGTGAGAAGCGTTTCCTATATGGACAGAGGTCAAATGGTGCGGAATTTGTATTTGATAACAGGGGAGTTAATATTCTGTGTGAGGGCTACGCTACCGCCCTATCTCTCAGGCTTGCCCTTAAAACTATGAAGCGTAGGTACACTTTGCACGTTTGCTTCAGTGCGTCAAACCTAGTGAACATTGCTAGCCAGCTGGAGGAGGGATTTGTTATTGCTGACAATGATCTCAGCGGGGTGGGGGAGGCCAGTGCCAAGAAGACAGGCTGGCCTTATTGGATGAGTGATTCAGTTGGTCAGGACTTTAATGACTTCCACCTAGCGCGTGGACTATTTGCCGCCACTCAAGGCCTGACCACGTTGTTTATGCCGCCACGCCCCTCTTAATTTGCTTGAGCATCTTCACCAGCTTCTTATTAATCACCACAGCATCACAGTAGCAGTCCGGCATAGAGCAAGCGCATCCCTTTAATGGGTATTCAATGCCAGTAATTAAGTCTGTGACTGTGGCCTTCCACTTCATTCCACGCTTCATTTTTAGTACATCAGCATCAGAGATCAGCAGCTTGATCCTCTCATCAGAGTTATCAGAAGTCTTAGGTGTGCAGATATTAGTACCCTTCATTTTTCTTCTCCAGTAGTTTGCGTTCTGTTTCAATAAAATGCGGAGTCTCCTCCTCCACCAGAACTATGATGGTTTCAATAGCATCTCTGTCATCATAGTCAAAGGCAGCGTGGAAGGCTTTGTTAAGGGCATTCATTTCTGAATAGCCCTCAACCCTCACCACAAATTCCACCCTTTTCTGTAATTTGATCCTGTAATGTGGCATCAGCTTTCCAGTTTATGCACGGTTATATTGGTCAAACTGTACCTGTATCTGCGCTTCTCACCAGTAGTTCTGATCTCGCCAGCGGCCTTCAATCTGGTCAACGCCTTAGAAACCAGGTTTTCAGTTTGGTAATCCACGCCACTGGGCAGTATTTTTTGCTTGATTAAAAAACTGGTAGAGGATGGGTGTTTCTTCAAGAATGTCAGAATTTGAGAAGAGATGCTAACCCCTTTCGGGATCATATCCTTCTTATACAGTTCAGACAGATGCATACTGTGAGTCGAGGCCTCCATCAGATCCGCCGCTATCCCGTCCAGAGTTCCTGTGCCTGTCAGGTCAGCGTACTGCGCCCCTACAGGCCACCTCATTGCTCCCTCCATTGGTCTACATACGCACCTACCACATCCCAGGTGATGCCATACTCGCAGTTATGCCCACGTTGCATCTGATTCAATATATCCTTAGCATCATCATCACTCATAGGGGTGCAGTCACCCGCAATGTCTTGAATGTCTGATATGTGCCACCAAACGGACATCCAATCATTAGATGCCACTCTGTCAAGCTCATACTGCGCCTTCTCATTTGATATACAGTCCGATACCAATAAAGTTACTTCTCTCATGATTTATCCCTCAAAAAAATCCACGCTATAAAAACTACTATCAAGGTATACGCTACTTCGTTTTCACACATAATTAATAACTTGACAGGGTTGCAGCTTCATATTCATCTTCTAAATCAAAAGAAGGTATTGGCACACTTTCCCCATCTTCAATCACTTGAATTGTTATACCTTCTTCCATTTCTGTGTATTCAGTGGATCGCTGCTTAATCCAAGCCTCCTCCTCATTTTCTGCTTCAATCTCAACATACTGAATGACACGCTGCTCAAAATAGAATCTCATGTCGCACCCCCAATAGTAAAATATGGCATGGATATGGGTGCATCCTCAATAACTTGCACACTGATGCCGCTGTCATGCACTACATCCGCCTGTTTATCCCGCCTGAGAAATTCTGCATCTGCTTGCTCTTGTGTTTCCGCTTTTATAACGGTTTCAAAGGTCATGGTGCAGGTAAAAACGTATGAGTTCATGATTCCTCCTTGAGTGTGCTGCCCTCGCTATCCGTATCAGAAGGCGAGGAGATATGAGTCACCTCTCCACATGGATAAGCATTTAAAGCTTGCTCCTCCGCGTGATCCTCATCTTCTGCCCAACATTGAAAGAACATCTGAAACTTGTCGCCCTTATCTTCGCGCAAGCTTACTAGGTATGATTTCATGCTGCCTCCAGTTGTCCGTTATCGTCTTGGTTTTCATGATTCCTCCATCCAGGTTGCTGGTAGTTCCACCCCTTCATTCTCTGCCTGTTCGCGTATATATCTCTCATCATGCCCGTTGTAATCGTCTGGCGATGATTTCAGCAAGTCTGATAAGAATCCCTCGTCTCCCTGATCTGGGGTATTGTGAAATATTTCAAGACTGCCAGTGTCATGGTTTATCATTGCACACTGATAATCCGCATTTACTAGAAAAACAAAGCCGCTGCCCTTATTAAATGCGGGCTTCACTTCATCATCGGAAAAGTTATCTGGTAGCGGTTTGGACAATATTTCGCGCAGCATCTCTCTCTCTCTTGAACCAAATTCACCTATATTCTCAGTGTAATAACTCATGGTTATATCCTTTTGCACGTTGCCGGATCTGCCGGATCAGTTTAATGTTAATTGTTTTGTTCCTTGTATCTTCTGCATACCTCATTCACTCTATCGCTACGAATTACGCCATAAAGGAAGTTTGTCTTTGCTGCAAATTTACGCGCCTTTGAGTAACTATCGAATCGCTCCCCATAATTAGCTGGTTGTAGGTATACATCTCTGCCGCCAGAACATACTTGCAGGACTGTGTAATCGCTCATTAGTATTTCCTCATAGTTAGGGTAGTATGTTGCCGAAATTGGTTTCGGGAACATCCATAATTTAATAATTAATACAGTTACTTGATAATAGATTCTTAGCTAATCATTGCTAAAATGTGGCCTTATGCTCTACTTGTTTACTGTCCTTTTCGCACAAGAATACTGATATTTCATAAGAATTTTTAGCCTTGAATATTTTAGCGGCTGCGTCTTGTGCATCAAAGGTGCGTAAAGCATAGACTTCACAAGTCTTGCCACGATAAAAGCATTTATAACCGAACATAGTAGTTCCCCTTATAGTTAGGATTGTTTGTAGAGTGTAGATTTTAATCCACACTTCACTAATCAATTAATAGAGTGACTACGCTCCGCTATTGAATGAAGCATAAGAGCGTATGGGAGAATCATAATTGGAATGGGATTCCTTAATTTCCACTTGTTTCCCTAACTCATTCATTTTGGCTATGAATCGGGACAGGTCACAGTCCTCTTCCAGGTATACGTTATCTCCCTTTTGATATGAATAATGAGAGATTTTATCTAGGATTTCCAGGTCTATTAATTCTTGCCGATTTACTTGAAGCCAGCCATGTCCTGGGTCAGCGTGGAATAAATACATGATATTTTCCTCTTGGTAGTTTATAAAGTATTTCCCTATAGGCCTAAACCTATAAGGCAAAACTCTATGAATGGGTATATCCGTCCTTCTCAATACCTAGCCACATATCGCACCAATGAAGCATTAAATAACCATAACCATGCTGGACGGTACGTCTAAACTGTAGATAGCTCATATTCTGGTTATCCTGGTTATATTTACGTTTAATGGCTTGTTGCTGTTCTTTAGTTATCTTTTTATTAAGCATGGAATTCCCCTTGATATGCAAAGTCTTCCAGGCTTGTTATAAGTCCATCAAAGTCCTCTGAACTTCCCAGTATCCCCGCCAGGGTAAAAACAGTGTCCAGGTCAACGCCCATATCATCGGCAAGCGTTTCCAGGTAGTCGCGTCTTGATGTATATCCTTCGTCCGTGTATATGCTCATGCTGACACCCCATTATTAAGTTTTTCTTGTGCCAATTGCTTCCAGTCCAGGGGGGTTAGTTCGTCTTGCTTATGCTTAGCAATTTCTTGCCAGTTAACCTCATCCAGGAAAGCCATTGCATAGTCCCAGGCAATACCTCCCAGGTCTGGACAGCTATTATCAACGGCAAGGATAGCGGTTTCTTTTAGATAATCTGCCAATTCGTGCGCCTCATAGGGCGTGTTAACGTCTATTCTAAATCCGTCAATTAGTTCTAAATTGACGCGCCATGTAGCGTAATTCGTCCATCCGTTATATTTGTTCATGGTTTACTCCGTATTGATAAGATTAAAAGAACAAAAGAAAGCAGTAATGGGAAAAGGATATAAAACATTATTTACCCCGCGTAATAAAGAACATAAAAGACATAAAACAGACTTGAAATAATGCGATACATAAAAAGTAATCAAAGATATCGTAGGTCATGATATGAATCCATCAGTGCCATCAGCAGATACGCGCACGTATAATTCAGGATCATAAAAATCATAGACTACGTCACCAGACTCTGACAGGAATGCAAGATCGCCTAAAAACTGATAAAAGACACAGATTAATGGCTCTTGATCATATCGCTCAAATACTGGTGCGTACCATTCACCAATGATTAATTCGTTATAAGTTTTCATGATGGTTTATCCTTTATAAGTAGTGGTAGAGATGTAATTCTATCCCATCTATTGAGAGTGTCAATAGGTTAACCAATAGATTGTTAAATATATATTGATATTCTAGGGGGTCAGTCAATGCTATCCTATGCAAAAGTATTAAAACGCAGCCAGCGCGGTCCTGGTGAGAATGGGGGCAGAATGGCTCTGGGCTTGGGTTCCAGGGTATGTGAGTGGTTACTATCATGGAATGGCGCATGGATAAAGGATAGATGTTCCCTATTTGTTCCCCATTGTGTTATATTCGCGGCAATGAGTTCAATAGCGTAGCGGGACAGTCTAAAATGACAAAGGTATCTAGAGCATCCATAAAGGATAAACTAAAAGACACAAAGTCTATTAGTTCCGCACTAATGATCAAGCGTGGATCTCTCACCCACAAACAATTGAAGTTTGCACAAGGTATCGCCATTGATGGGTTAACTGGTGCGGAAGCTTATAGGCAAGCATATGACAGTAAGGCCAAACCTCATACAGTAGCCAATAACGCCAGTGCGATGATTACAAAACATAAGGGTATTCAGGCGATCATAACTGCAATGGAAGCGGCAAAAGAGGCTGAGAGATATAATACTGCCGAATCCCTGCGCTCATTGGTGATCAATAGCCTAGTACAAACACTGATAGACCCTAGCACTAAAGCCAGTGATAGAACCAATTGCGCTAAGGTACTGGGACAGGTAACTGAGGTCGCAGCGTTTACCACAAGGTCAGAGACAACGGTCATTAAGGATAGTGGGGAGCTAAGACTACAAATCCTTGATGAACTAAGATCAATGATGCTTAGCTCTAACCAATCCATAACTGATATTGATACGGATTCTTTAATGGCTGAACTCATTGTGGGAAAAGATGATGAAGTCTCAGCGGCTGAAATGGTGGAATGTGGGAAATTAGTATCAGAAACAGCATTAAAAGAGGGTGGAGGTGGGGCAGACCCACTTTTTGATGAAGATGAGGTGGCTGGTTCTCTACATATTATTCCTGACAAACAATCATTTCCCCCAGAGAATTCCTTAGATTCACCTCTTCCTGACTCAGATCGCATACAGAAAAGGGCCCCCTATGTTAAATAATTCACATGGGTGGGGGGGTATATATTTTTTTTGCTCCTTGTCGATCGACAAGGTAGGGCATAATTTCTCAATGAAATCAATGGTACGTTAAATTGAAAAGATACATAAAGCCTACTACTGAGCAGCGCAATGAGGTTAATGAGATGGTGCTTGATATCCAGAAGTTGTTGGATGGTAGAGAGTGGGGACCTTCATTGGCGGCATTAACAATCTGTATTGGAGAGATGGGGGAGATGATTGACAGGGAGGACCAGTCTGACTTTGTATCTTATGTGTGTGGTGTCCTTAGTGGGATTATGCATGTTAAGGGTGAGCTGCATTGATTATTAACAGAGAGATGATTGCTAGTAGGCGGGACTTAGATCGTGCTGTATGTATGGAGGTTACAATGACACCTGCCCAGAGGGAGGTCTTTTTGTTTATAGATGAGTACTGGCTACAGTATGGGTTTGGTCCGTCTATTAGGGATATATGTGAGTTTAGGAATAAGCCTGGGCTTGGTAACACTGCTAAGATAATAGACCGTCTAGTAAGGCTGGGGGTTTTAAAAAGGGTTAAGGGAATGGGTAGGAGTGTTAGACCTGTGTATATTAACTTTAGGAAGCTGGACTGATGGGTATTGCGGAAATGATAGCGGATCTTCCTCTAATGGAGCAGGAGAAGCTATTTGAGAACGTGGCCCAATATAAGGGGGCTTTGGTAAGAGAGAAAGCCCAGCAAGACTTCCTATCCTTTGTTAAGGAGATGTGGCCTGGGTTTATACATGGCAGACACCACGCCCTCATGGCTAAGAAGTTTCAAGAGATTGTAGATGGGAAATTAAAAAGACTGATTATTAATATGCCACCTAGGCATACAAAATCGGAATTTGCCTCTAATATGTTACCTGCTTGGTTCTTGGGTAAGTTCCCAGAGAAGAAAGTTATCCAATGTTCTAATACGGCAGAACTAGCTGTTGGCTTTGGACGTAAGGTTAGAAACTTGGTAGGGTCTGAACAGTACTCTAAGATCTTCCCAGATGTAACGCTAAAGTCTGACTCTAAGGCTGCAGGACGCTGGGCTACAAATCACGGGGGAGACTATTTTGCTATTGGGGTTGGCGGGACGGTAACAGGGAAAGGAGCTGACTTATTAATAATAGATGACCCACACTCTGAGCAGGAAGCGAAACTAGCCCAAGGGGACCCTAGTGTATTTGACTCTGTATATGAGTGGTATACGTCTGGCCCTAGGCAGCGTCTTCAACCTGGAGGGGTTATTATTGTAGTCATGACACGCTGGTCAGATAAAGATCTAACTGGCAAGCTCTTAAAGGATGATACTGAATGGGATATTGTCCAGTTACCTGCAATTCTGCCTAGTGGTAATGCTTTATGGCCTGAGTTCTGGGAGCTAAGAGAGCTGTTAGATCTAAAGGAAGAGCTCCCTGTATATAAGTGGAACGCTCAATATCAACAGACTCCTACTGGAGAAGAAGGCGCTTTAGTTAAAAGAGACTGGTGGCAGAGATGGGAGGCTGATAGGCCCCCTAAGTGTGAGTTTATAATACAGTCATGGGATACTGCGTTTACTAAAAGTCAGAGGGCGGATTATTCAGCCTGTACTACTTGGGGGATTTTTCACTTAAATGAAAACCCAGAAGACGTTAATATAATCATGCTAGATGCGTGGAAGGATAAGCTGGAATTCCCTGATCTAAAGGACACGGCTAAGAGATTCTATGATGAATGGCAGCCTGATGCCTGTATTATTGAAGCTAAAGCTGCTGGAGCTCCACTGATATTTGAATTAAGACGTATGGGCGTGATGGTATCTGACTACACTCCTGTAAGAGGTAATGATAAGTTTGTCCGTATTAACTCAGTAACTGATTTATTCAGGTCTGGGCGGGTCTGGGCTCCTGAGACTAAGTGGGCAGAAGAGGTAATAGAAGAAATGGCTAGATTTCCTAATGCAGAACATGATGACTTGGTGGATTCTACGGTCCAAGCTCTAATAAGATTTAGGCAGGGTGGGTTTTTAAGACTCGACTCTGATGAGGAAGATGATAATATTGGTTTTAGGCGTAAAAAGACTTACTACTAAGGAGTAAACATGTCAGCAGATTTTGATAAAGCTCTGTATCCCGCACCTTTAATGGAAGAGGAAGAGGATAACCCAGAGATAGAGATAGATATTGGTGAGATAGAGGAAGAAGAATGCGTTGATGGCGAGTTTGAGGCCAATCTTGCTGAAGAAATGAATGAGGCAGACCTAATTAGCCTAGCTTCGGACCTAATTCAGGACTATGAGGATGATGAGTCCTCAAGAAAGGACTGGATGCAGACCTATGTAGACGGATTAGAGCTACTAGGTATGAAGATAGAGGAAAGGTCTGAGCCTTGGGAAGGAGCCTGTGGTGTTTATCACCCACTTCTGTCAGAAGCTTTAGTTAAGTTTCAGTCAGAGACAATTATGGAGACATTTCCAGCGGCAGGACCTGTTAAAACTAGGATCATTGGCAAGGAAACCCCAGCTATAAAAGATGCTGCTGATAGGGTACGGGATGATATGAATTATCAGCTCACAGAGATCATGGTTGAGTACCGCCCTGAGCATGAAAGAATGTTATGGGGCTTGGGTTTAGCAGGTAATGCATTTAAGAAGGTTTACTTTGACCCTTCTCTTGATAGGCAAGTCTCATTATTTGTTCCGGCGGAAGATGTAGTGGTCCCTTATGGAGCGTCAAATATAGAGACATGTGACCGCGTAACTCATGTGATGCGTAAGACTAAGAATGAGATTAAACGCCTCATGGCTGCCGGTTTCTATAGAGATATAGACCTACCAGATCCTGTTAATTCATTAAATGAAATAGAGAAGAAGATAGCAGAGCAGATGGGATTTAGAGCTACCTCTGATGACCGCTATAAGCTTCTTGAAATGCAGGTATACCTAGACCTACCTGGGTATGAGGATGAAGAAGATGGAGAAGAGACTGGCATAGCTCTACCTTATATAGTCACAATTGATAAGAATACTACAGACGTATTGGCTATCCGCCGTAACTGGAGGCCAGAAGATCCTACTAAACAGAAAAGATCTCACCTAGTTCACTATGGCTATATCCCAGGCTTTGGTTTCTACTGCTTTGGATTAATCCATCTAATAGGTGCTTTTGCTAAGTCTGGTACTTCTATCATTCGCCAGCTGGTGGACGCAGGTACTTTATCTAACCTGCCTGGTGGATTAAAGACTAAGGGTATGCGCGTTAAGGGTGATGACACTCCTATCGCCCCAGGTGAGTTTAGGGACGTAGATGTAGCCTCTGGCACCATTAGAGATAACATTCTTCCGCTTCCCTATAAAGAGCCTAGTCAGGTTCTATTCCAGCTGATGAATCAAATCATTGAGGACGGGCGTAGGTTTGCCTCAGCTGCTGATTTGAATGTATCTGATATGTCTGCTAATGCCCCAGTAGGAACTACTCTAGCTATTCTGGAGAGGACTTTAAAGGTTATGTCTGCAGTTCAGGCCCGTATTCATTACTCTATGAAGCAGGAGCTGAAGCTATTAAAGGCAATTATTAGGGACAATACTCCTAAAGAGTACAGTTATCAGCCTATAGATGGGAGCAGAAAGGCTAAGCAATCTGACTATGATCACTGTGATGTGATCCCAGTTTCAGATCCTAACGCCTCTACTATGTCTCAGAAGGTAGTTCAGTATCAGGCTGTAATGCAGATGGCTGCGGCAAACCCACAGATCTATGACCAAGTGGAGCTAAACCGTCAGATGCTAGAGGTCTTGGGTGTTAAAAACATTGGCAAGTTAGTACCTAATGCTACTGATGAAAAACCCAAAGACCCAGTATCTGAGAATATGGCAGTACTTAATGGCAAGCCTGTTAAAGCTTTCATTTATCAGGACCATGACTCACACATCAAAGTACACCAATCTTTTTCTGATGACCCAGTGTTGGCGCAACAGCTATCCCAAAACCCACAAGGTCAGGTTCAGCATGCTTCACTACTGGCCCATATTAATGAGCACATAGCCTTCCAATACCGCAAGAACATTGAAGAGCAGCTTGGAATTCCATTGCCGGATATGGACAAGGAATTGTCTAATGATATGGAAACTGAGATTTCTAGGCTTATGGCTATGGCTGCAGGTCAATTGCTGGAGAAGGACAAGTCAGATATTGCAAAGCAGAAGGCGGCAGAACAGGCGCAAGATCCTCTGGTTCAGATGCAGCAACAAGAGCTTCAGCTGAGAGGAAGAGAAGTGGCTGTCAAGGAAGAAGAGGTCAAGATCAAGCAGGGTCTGGCTATTGTGGCAGTACAGGAGCAGCAGGATAAGAAGCAGAATGAGGCAGATAAGCTCAATGTCCAAATGCAGATAGCTGGCCTACAAGTTGGTGCAAAAATCTCTAAGGATAAGGCTGCGATAGATGCAGATAATATGATTGAGGCCTTTAGAATAGCGGAGAAAGAGCAGGCACTAAGGGCTAATATGGACTTAGAGGGTGCAAAGTTAGGTGTAAAAATCGGGGGTATGGTTGAATCCGCGAACAAAGAAAATAAGAAGGGCGGTAAATGAGCCGCTCTATAGAGTCAGTACTTAAAGATATACAGTTAAAGAAACAACAGATAGTTGAGGTAGTTGCTACAAGCGCAGCTAAAGACTATGCAGAGTACCAAAAACTTTGCGGGGAGATTAGAGGTCTTTCCATCGCGGAGGGTTATATCCTTGATCTCTTAAAACATATGGAGCAATCTGATGACTGAAATCGCTACAGAAAGCGAAGAAACAAAGGCAACACAATTGCCTGTACCAAGTGGCTACCACATCCTGGTTAGCTTGCCTGTAATAGAAGAAAAGTATGATAGTGGCTTATTGAAGGCTGACTCAACCCGTCAGTTTGAAGAAGTGCTAAGTACTGTGTTCTTTGTAGTTGCATTGGGTCCAGACTGTTATTCTGACAAAAGCAGATTTCCAGGTGGGCCTTGGTGTAAGAGTGGAGACTTCATATTGGCTCGTCCTAATACTGGTACACGTTTAAAGATACATGGCAAAGAGTTTAGATTGATAAACGATGACACAGTAGAGGCAGTTGTAGAAGATCCAAGGGGAATCAGTAGGGCTTAACAAAATACCGAAAGGTAACATTTAGGAGAATGAAATGAGTGAAGATGCCTTTGAATTTCCAGATGAGAAGGAAGAGAAGGAGTTTGAATTTGATATAGAAGATGACACCCCTGCCAAGGATCAAAACCGTGAGGCTTTGCCCAAAGATTTGGTGGAGGATCTTGATAAGGATGAGTTAGAGGAGTACTCAGAGTCAGTAAAGGTAAAACTCAAGCAGTTCAAGAAGGTTTGGCATGATGAGCGTAGAGAGAAGGAAAGTGCTTTAAGGGAGCAGAACGCAGCTCTAACCTATGCCCAGACAGTCCAGGAAGAGAACAAAGCCTTAAAGAACCGCTTAGCTCAGGGTGAGAAAAGCCTTATGGATACCTATAAGGGCGCTACTGAGATGGAAGTTAAGGCGGCTAAGAGAGAGTATAAAGAAGCATATGACCTTGGAGACTCAGACCAATTAGTAGATGCCCAGGAGAAATTATCAGGGGCTCAATACAGACTGGCTAGAGCACAAGAATATGTTGCCCCTTTACAAGTACAAGAAACTCCTGTACATGTACAGCCTGAAGTTCCAAAACCAGACGCAAGAGCTATGGCGTGGCAAGAGCGCAATGGCTGGTTTGGTAAGGATGAAGAAATGACAAGCCTGGCTTTAGGGCTACATCAAAAGCTTGTGACTCAAAATGGTGCAAGTTATGCATCAACAGATGAGTACTGGGAGAAAGTCGATGACACAATGCGGAGACGCTTCCCAGAAAACTTTGAAGAAAAAACGCAGTCCACAAACAGACAGCGTACAGAGAAACAAAACTCGATAGTTGCACCTGTAGGCAGAAGCGTGAGTTCACAAAAACCCAAGCTAAAGCAATCACAGTTAAATATTGCAAAGAAGCTCAAGCTAACGCCTGAGCAATACTATCGTGAAGTTATAAAAATGGAGGCCAACAATGGCTGAAAACAAATTACCAAGAGCAGCGGATACACGCATTGAACACCAGCGCCCTGAGAAGTGGCGTCCACCAGAACTCTTACCAGAACCTGATAAGATGCCTGGATATGCGTATAGATGGATAAGGGTTTCTACTTTAAGCGTATCTGATCCAAGAAATCTCTCTGCCAAACTCAGAGAAGGTTGGGAGCCAGTTAAGATTGAAGAGCAGCCACAGTTCCAGCTGTTAATTGATGGAACCAGTCGCTTCAAGGACTGTATTGAAATCGGTGGACTATTACTATGCAAGACTCCTATGGAGTTTGTGGAGCAGCGGAATGCATTTTATCGCAGTCAGGCTGAAAGCCAGATAGAGTCAGTAGATAATAGTCTTATGAGACAAAGTGATCCACGCATGCCCATGTTTACTGAGCGTAAATCTACTACCTCATTTGGCAGGGGCAAATAAAAAACATTTAAGGAGTTTAATATGGCTTACCCTACTATCAACGGACCTTATGGGCTGCGGCCTATAAACCTGATTGGTGGACAAGTATTTGCAGGGTCCACCCGCAACATGGAAATCGCATCTGGCTACAGCGAAAACATCTTCTTTGGCGATTTTGTCAAAAGAGTTGTTGGCGGCACTATTGAAAAAGATGTAGGTACAACCGCTAACACACCTTGCGGCGTGTT